TACTTTGCCTCACAATTTTATTCATTTTTTAGATGAACATAGATTTGGCAGTAATGTTCAGTATAAGTATAATGATCCTGTTGCTAAATATTTAGATAATGTTTTTGATGTAATGAAAGGTGGTTACAAAAAACATTTCTGTGGGCATTTCCATATGGATAAAGAATTGCCTTATAATATACGAGTCTTATATAATGATATTGTTGAAATCTTTTAATAAAAATGTACATTTTTATTAAATCCCTATATTTATTATAAATAGGAGAATACATGAAGGACTATAGTAGTGTAATAAAAATAAGTTCTGGTGCTCATAGGAAAATAAAGAAGTATTGTAAGAACAATGCATTAAAAATTTATACATGGGCAGAAAAGATTCTCCTAGAAAAAATAGAGGAGAATAAAAATGTTAATTTACAAAACGACGAATCTAATTAATAATAAAATATACGTTGGACAACAAACTGATTTAAACATTTGTAATTATTATTTGGGTTCTGGAAAACTTTTAAACTATGCCATTAAAAAATATGGCAAAAAAAATTTTAAAAAAGAAGTTTTAGAAAGATGTGAAACAAAAGAACAATTGAATAAAAGAGAAAGATATTGGATTATAAAATTAAATTCTAGAAATCATAACATTGGTTATAATATTGCAGAAGGTGGAACTGGTGGTGCAACATATTCTAAAAATTCTCCAAACTATGAAGAAATTAGAATTAAAAAATCTAATAGCATGAAAGGGAAAAATAAAGGAAAACTTAATGGTTCTACAAGACCAGAGGTAAAAAAGAAAATAGCTAACAGTTTAAAAGGAAATATACCCTGGAACAAAGGAAAGCCTGGCTATAAACACAGAGCAGTAGTAACAGATTTACGAAGAAAAAATATGAGAAACGCTATGTTGGGCGTATGGAAAAAAAGAAAACTTTCAAATAATTATGACGAATTTAAAAGTAAAATATCTAATTCTCTTAAAATACGATATAAAGATCCTTCTATGATAGAAAAAGCTAGAAATTCACAATTAAATATTCCTAGAAAAAAATGTAAATATTGTAGTGTTATGGCTAAACCTGGAATGTTAAAGAGGTGGCACAATAACAACTGTAAATTTAAATAATATAGTAGAATTAGGTTATGATTAGTGAAATAAGAGATAGGTTATTTTATAATCCTAGACCTATAGTGATATGGAGAACAAAATTTCCAAGGTCATATGAAGTAAAAACACAGTTATATTCTTATAAGTCTAGTACTAGTATTAAAGAATTTGATAATAAATTATATGTTGATGAAACCTATGGATACCAATTTATAGTATCTGAGATCAATTATGCTAGATTATATGGAAACTGGGAAATAGCGTCTTATAATGAAGATGATAAGTTTGTATTGAAACTGATAGATACTAAAAGCAGACAATTTATTGAATTAATATTTCCTACTATAACAGATGGAATATGTTTTATAAATGAATTATATGCAGATAAAGAAGTTATGCAAATAGGAAGAGGTATTAATATAGAAAACATTACAAATAAAGATAAAAAGTTTGAACACGAATTAAAAGATCTTATTAAATTGATACCCAATCTTCTAATGTATTTATTAACAATTTTTTTAAGTCATAAGATATCAAAGAAAGGTAAAGAATATAAATGAAAGCATTATCAGTTTTAATTATGTTATTATTTGTAAGCACAGTGTATTCGCAACAAGTACTAATGAAATCTCAGCATTATAAAGAAGGTGATCTAATATTTTTGGAGGCAGTAAAAGACACTGTGCCTCCAGTGGTTGAGAGCTAAGACAGATAACAACTGAAATTACAGAAACTAGGGTATTGCTTTAGTTTTACTATTTAACAAATTATTAAAATGTGGAAAATTTATGTATTGGAAAAATAAAATAGAGAATTTTTATCATGATATTAAATGGTCAATAATAAATTTCTTTAAATATTTTAGAATTGTTTCTAAAATGCGTCCCTGGGATTATAAATATATTTTAATGATGATGAAATTTCAAATAAAAGACCTATGTGGTGGTATTGAAAAGTATGCTCATGAGATTGATGCTGATAGACTTCCAAGAATTGAAAAAATGAAAAGAGCTATAGAATTATTAAACAATAATATAGAAGATAATTATGCCGATAGATGTGGGTTTGAAGGTGACGCGTTTGAAATAATATGGGACGATATTAATGATGTTAAAGACAATGGTAATTCTGAACTTAAAATGGTGAAAAATCCTGGATTTGAAGATTATGATGAAGATGATGTACTTAAAAGGTCATATAAGATGAAAGAGAATGAGTGGAATGAATTGTTTAATATATTAAAAGATAATATGCAAGGTTGGTGGGATTGAACCATAGATGAATTTTAGGAAAATAGTACTTATAGTATAAAATATTAGTAATGATTGTATAATAGAAAGAATTTATGTATGGATATAATAAAAGACAATAAATTTTCTAATTTTATAATAAAGTGGAAAAAAACACTAGTCGTAGTTTCTGGTATAACTACTATAGTTGTCGGCATTCTTACTCAAGTTATAGATTTTTATAAAACAACTAGAATTGTAGCTCAAAATAATTTTTCATCTGCATCTCAGAAAAAAGAATTGACCCACAATGAAATGATGGATCTTATTAGAGGAGAAGAGTTAGAAACAAGAATAGAAATGAGTCGTTTATTGATGTTACTTAATTCTTCTAATAATAAAATAGAAATTCAAGACATGAATTTAGAACTTAGACCAAAACCATCAACGAGGTAACAATAATGAAAAGATTATTTATATTTATTTTTATATTTTTAACCACAGTAGGATTAGCACAGCAAAGTGGTGATATTATGTATTTTGCAGAAAGAGCAGACGGTAAAAGAGAGTACGGGTTATCAGATAGATTTACCACAGGTTCACTTTCTGTAATATGTAAATTAATAAAACCACCCTCAGAAAAACATATATTTGTTCAACTAGATAAGTATAATATGGAAGCTTATACATTTAATTATTATCAGAAATATGAATTTTGGCAAGACCCAAATAGAACATATTTATATTTTAATAATATTGTATTTAATAGTCCTGGGATCTATAGAGTATTTTTATTGAATGAGGCAAATAATACAATAACGAGTGCATTAGTAGAGATTGTAGAATTAAGATATTTACAGAATAAAACTAAAAAATAACGAATTTCAGTTTAACTGTTGACTTTAAAATTTTTAATTGTTATATTTATATATATATGAAAACATATTCAGTCAGAGTATTAAGAGAAGCAATTTATAGTTTAATAGACACTGATAAGTACATTAAATTTTCCGTTTATATTCATCCATTTATATCAGTATTTGGAAAAACAAATGGAAAAAAGATAGGTGGTCAACCTCAGAAACTAAAAGGAAAATTAGATCGAATATTAGGTACTCAGAGAGGTTTGGCAATAATATTTAAACAGTGTTGGTTTAATAGAAGAGCGTGTTCAAAAGAGACGTCACCAATATTATTAAAAGATATTAGATGGATTGATTCTCTGTTTGATGAGAAAAAATTAGAAGATATTTGTATTAATTTGACAAAAAAATTAAAAGCATCTAAAAATTAGAAGCATCTCAAGAACCTAGCTGATGTGGTTTATCAGAAACAGCGATATATGAAAAAATTGATCTGATAGATGCTTCTTTTTATTCAAAGTAAAAATAATTTTTGCTATATTTATTATTAATGGTGAACAGGCTGATATATAAATGAGGTGATATATTACACCTACGCCATGTCTAATCAGAAGTTTCACCATTGGAGTAAGACATCTATATTGAGCTTACCCAAATAGAAGGCATGGCGTTTTATAAAAATTTTAAATAAAATGGAAGAACCATCTCATTCTACAATCTAACATTTTAGGAAACATTATTTCCTGAATAAAGGAGACAATTGATGAATATATTTAAACGAATATTCAGACCAATTTGCTGCCGTATCGGAATACATAACTGGGAAACAATAAAATCGATAAAAGTATTATATTTAATTTTAAGGATCAAGTCACATACACCTATATTAGCAAAAATAGCTATGACTGATGTAGATTTAAATTTATTAGTCCTTGATAGAAAATGTAGAGAATGTGGTATAGAAGATTTAGAGATTGAGGTAACGAAACAAGTTTTAATAGATAAGATGATGAACAAATTGAAATTATAAATGAAGAAAAGCTAAAACACTATCTTAATATGCGAGAAGGTCCGGTGACCACTTTAGAAAATAGTTCGATTCTTTCTTCCGCGATTCAATATATTAAATATATGGATAACAAATGTTTATGTTGTGGAAAACCGGTTAAAAATAAGTATTGTAATACAAGTTGTTTAAACAGACATAGAAACCCCCTAAGAAAAAAGAAACAGACATTCTTAAATATAACATGTGTCTGTGAGAACTGTGGTAGCGAATTTACTTATATAACTAATAAAAAAGAAACTGATAAAGGATTTAAAAAGAGGTTTTGTTGTATTTCATGTGCAAATGTAAGACACCATTCTAAAGAAACAAGAGAAAAAATTTCTAAATCACTGTATGGGAAAAGAAAAAACAAACTTCCTAAAGATCCAATTAGAAAAATATGTATTGGGTGTGGTGATGAATTTTTAACTAGCAATAAAAAGAAAAAGTTTTGTAATAGAGTGTGTGGTGGTAAATATTTGAATAGTAATAACAATCCAAACTATAATATTTATCTTAGAAAACTGAGAGCAGCTGGAATAAAATCCGCAAAACGGAGAGTTTTAAGAAATAGAAATGAAATTTATTTTTATGAATTATGTAAGAAAAAATTTAAAGATGTTAAACACAATAAAAATATATTCAATGGCTGGGATGCAGATGTAATAATAGAAGATATTAAATATGCAATTTTATGGAATGGCAAGTGGCACTATGAAAAAATTACAAAAAATCATTCCGTAGAACAAGTACAAAATAGAGATAAAATTAAAATAGATGAAATTAAAAAAGCAGGTTATGTTCCATATGTTATAAAAGATATGGGAAGCTATGATGAGAAATTTGTAGATGAACAGTTTAGTATTTTTATTCATACGCAAGGAGGTCCGGTGACCCAGGGTGTCTCATAAGCATCTCGAGGTGGGATCGTCCCCCACCCTTGCAACTAAAATAAATTGGACATAAATGATAATATGTAAACAATCAATAATATTTTCATATTTAAGTACATTACCATTCTGGCAATTATTTATATTTGTATTTATTGTTACATTTTTATTAGATGTTTTTTATACAAAGTGGGTACAAAAAATAAATGAAATAAGTCCTAAATTAGCAGGTTTATTTTCAGTACTTATTACCATTTGTAGTGTTTCTGGATTTGGTAGTATTTTAGAAATAAATGACTTGTTGATTATACCAGCATTAATTGCTGCTTATTTTGGAACTTATATTCCGGTAAAACATAGACAATTTAAAGAAAGAAATAAATGACTCTTGAATTAGAACAAAAATTATTTGAAAAATATCCTAAAATCTTTAGACAAAAAGATTTAGATATGAAAGAAACTGCTATGTGTTGGGGTATAGAAACTAGAGATGGGTGGTATATGTTAATAGATAAATTGTGTAGATCTCTACAGTTTCATATAGACCACAATGGACATCCTCAAATAGAGGCCACTCAAGTGAAAGAAAAATTTGGTTCACTTAGGTTCTATACTAATGGAGAGGATGATTTTCAACATGGTTTAATAACCTTCGCAGAAACAATGTCTTCTCATATATGTGAAAAATGTGGTAGTGCTAAAGATGTATCTCAAAACGAAACAGGTTGGATACAAACGCTTTGTAAAAAATGTAAATAGAATCAAAAGAAAGAAAAACTAAATGAATTATGTTTGGAAAAAAGTAGATGGTACTAAAATAGAAAATTTAGGCAAATATATAAAGGATTATATTATAAAATTTCCTTCAGAATACGAATTATTTATAGGTACCGATTCTCAAAGAATAAGAAAAAGATTTACAGTATTATATGCAATGGTAATCTGTATTTATAGAAAAGGAAAGGGTGCACATATAATTTATTCTAAACATAAAAGAAATGATATTAAAGATAAGTTCACTAGATTAAGAACTGAAGTTGCATATTCAATTGAAATTGCAAATTACTTAACTGTTAATGATGTATTAACTGATTCATCTATAATGACGATACATATAGACTTATCTCCTAATATTAAATATGCTTCAAATACAGTCTATAAAGAAGCAATTGGTTGGATAACAGGTATGGGATATTTATGGAAAGCAAAACCTAACGCTCCGGCCGCTTCATATTGTTCCGACTACGTTGTTAAGAATGTGGTGTTCGAAGTAGAAAACAGTCCAATACCTCAATTATGCAGCTGATTGTAGTGTAAAAATAAAATTGTCTATATTTATATTAAAAGGAGATATAAATGTGGATCAGAACATGCACTAATCCTGATAATAATCCAGGATGTCTAAAATTAATTAATTATAAAACTACCATAGGTTTGAATAATGGAAACAGAATTAATTCTGTATGCCATAGTTGTAGAAATTACAAACCGAAAAATCATATAAGATTTATAAGAATTTGTTTCAGGTGTGGTAATGAGATAAATTATGGTGGTATTTATGCATACAAGAATGCAGAAAAAAATGAAACTTTATGTAATAAATGTACATTTCATGAGAAACTTGCAAAAAACTTACATAGTAAAGATGTAGCCAAAAAGATAAGTGATTCTCTAAAGGGAAATAAACCATGGAACACGGGATTAAAAGGAGTCCAGGTACCTTGGAATAAAGGTCTAACAATAGAAAAAGATTCAAGACTACTGCACTATTGGCGAGGTAAACATAGATCACCAGAAACTATACAAAAGATGTGCGATGGTAGAAAAAGACATTTTGAATTACACCTTGGGTAAATCATCTAAAGTAAGAATATCTAAATCACATAGATATTTATATGAAATTCTAAAAAAAAAACAATATTCTAATGTGGAGATGGAATATTATCACAAAGGTTATTTCATAGATATTTTAGTAAATGGAATTTTAGCAATAGAAGTAGATGGAGCACATTGGCATAATAGTCCAACTGCTATAGAATATGATAAAAAGAGAGATTCTATTATTTCAGAAACATATAAAGTTTATAGGATTAATCCTGACAATTTAATTTGGATAGATTTAGAGAATATTTTAAATAAAATAAAATTATTAGTTGACGCGAACTGGATTTCAAAGAATAAGCATATTGAAGTTCAACCTGCAGTGGCTTAAATGATTGGGGTGTAGCGTAATTGGATTATCGCACTTGATTCTGAATCAAAAGATTTTGGGTTCGAGTCCCAACACCCCAGCGATTGCCCCTATAGTGTAATGGAATTAAGCATAAGAATTTCCTAAATTCTTGGACTAAGTTCAAATCTTAGTAGGGGTACTAATATTTAATAAAAACTGTGTACTTTCTAATAGAAATTTGTTATATTTATCAAACAATAAATAAAGGTTATGCAATTGAAGATTAAGAAAATATTAGATGAAATTGCTTCTGAAGGTTCGACAAACAGAAAAATGGCAATTCTTGCGAAGTATAAGAATAATGAATTACTTAAGAAAGTAATTTATCAAGCAAAATCTAAAAGAATAAAGTTTTATGTTAAACAAATTCCTCAATTTTTGACCAACAAAACAAATACAGTTTCTCTAGATTATGCAATAAGTCAACTAGAATATATTTCAAATAGAACAAAAACGGGTCATGAAGCTTTAAATCATCTTAGAGGTTTATTGGCTTCTATGGACATAGATGATGCTTATGTTTTAGAAAGAATAATTGATAGAGACCTTAAAATAGGAATGGGAACAACCAATATTAATAAGATATTTCCAGACCTAATTGAAAGAACCCCATATATGGGAGCAATTTCATTTGATGCAGATAGAGCTAAAAGTTTGTTTAAAGATGGTCCCTGCTTTAGTCAAGTAAAAATGGATGGAAGATATTGTAATGCTATTATTAGAGGTGGTGAAGTTGAAATGGAATCTCGTGGTGGTGAACCTACAGTTTTAAGTGGTTGTAAATTTGAAAAAGAACTTGAGAATTTAGATGACTGTATTTTAAACGGGGAAATTACAATGGATTCAATTGAAAGAAAGATAATTTTAGGTAAAAATGACCTAATTGAAGTTGATGATAAAGTGTATAATTATGATGAGTTTTTAAATAAATTTAGTTAACCATTGGAACTATAAATAAAAAGCATAATATTCCTTAGTTCATCTATATTTATATTAAAAGGAGAAATATTATGTTTATATGCTATTTAACAATTTATCATGGTGATCTGTTACCTCCATTTTATATAGGATCAACATCTTTAATTAACATAAAAAATGGATATAAAGGTTCAGTTGTATCTAAGAAATATAGTAAAATTTTTAAACAAGAAATTAAAAATAATAAAGATTTATTTGAGGTACTAATAATTTCAAAACATAAAACTCGTAAAGAAGCAATGATTGCCGAACTAGAAATTCAAAAGAAATTAAATGCAGTTAAATCAGAACCGTTTTTTAATGAGTCTTACGCAAGCATTGACAGAATGTTTGGAAGAAATGTAAAAGGTAAAAACAATCCTATGTATGGCAAAAAGCACTCAGAAGAAACTAAAAAGAAAATAGCCATTAAAGCTACAGGTAGAAAAGTTTCTGAGGAAACTAAACAAAAACATAGAGATGTAATAGTTAGTGAAGAAACTAGAAGAAAAATGGCTAACACACGTAGAGGTAAAAAGTTAACAGAAGAACAAAAGCATAAAATGTCTATTGCGCGTAAAGGTAAAAAACTTACAGAAGAACATAAGAAGAATATATCTGATGCACATCTAGGTAAAAAGTTTACAGAAGAACATAAAAAGAATATATCTAGAGGAGCCAAAAAAAGAAAACCTGTTTCAGAAGAAACTAGAAAAAAAATATCCATTGCAAAGAAAGGTAAAAAAGAAAAAAGTTTTCTATCAAGTGGAGAATGAACATAAGTAAAGCTAATAAAGGTAGAATTATGTCAGAGGAAGCAAAAGATAAGCTAAGTAAGGCTAAAACTGGGATGAAATATAAAATATTAACATGTCCACACTGTGGTAGAAGTGGCAGTGGTAATTTTAGAGGATATCATTTTAACAATTGTAAACAATATAATGAGAGTAATAGTGGAAAAAATTAAAAGCAAAAATATTAAACAGATTTTAATTAATGATAATAACGTTGAGATATTAATTAGTGATGGAATTCCCCGTTACGAATCTAATGGTATAATTGCTTCCTTAATTGATATTACTAAAAAACAGGACGATAGAGGTTCAGATAACACTCAAAAGAAAATTGATACCTTTGAAAATAAACATAAAATGGGTTATCAAGAAGCATTAGATAAAATCAGATATACATGCTGGGATGTTATTTCAGTCGACGAGTATTATAATAACAAAAGTGATGTTGTATATTTAAATAGATTTGATAATTTAACATATCTTATATCAGATCTCAAACTGGTTTCTCTAATTGAAGGTAAAATTGTAAAAACATATGAAGAAGCAATAGAACACTTTCAGGAATTATTAAATAAAGGTGAAGAAGGTACCATATTAAAATCACTTAAAGGAACCTGGAAAGATGGTAAACCTAAATGGCAAATAAAGATGAAATTAGAAATGGACATCGATCTTAAAATCGTTGGTTTCAACTATGGTACTGGTAAAAATTTAAAACTTATTTCATCATTAGCATGCGAAACATCTGATGGACAACTTAAAACACGTCCAACTGGTATTACTGAAAGTGATATGGAATATATTACAAATAACCAGAAGAAACTTTTAGGAACTGTTGTGGAAGTTAAGTGTAGTGGACTATCAAAGGATTCATTTGGTAATTATTCTCTACTTCATCCAGTATTTAAGATGTTGAGAGATGATAAAAAGATTGCTAATTCTTTAACTGAGGTTAAAGAAATAGAAAAAATGATCAAAGGATTAAAATAAAATGGTAAAAATGAAAAAAATACCTAAAATACAATTAATACCAATAGATTTAAATAAAGCTGATATTCGTAAAGAAGGTAATAATCATCCAGATATTAGAGAAAATATTTTATATTTAGCTAAAATAAGTGGTAAATGGTATTTAGATAGCTTTAGTCTTGAATGGTATGGTTGGAATTTTAATGGAGTATATGATGCCGGATATCAATTAACTTATGGACATAATCCTTATGAGGATGGTTGGCAAGAATTATATGAAATTTTAATAAATGGTAAAAATTTAAAATAAAATATATGTTAGAAATAAAGGGAAAATATAATACTGCACTTTTAATGACTGATTACCCAAAAGAAAGCTAAAGAATTTGATCTATGGATTGATAAGCATGGGTTAGAAGAGGCAAAGAGAAAAGAAGAAATCAGAATAGAAAAATGTAATGAAACTAAATTAATAAACAAATTAAAGAAAGAAGGGTAATAAAATTTCATATTTCTGTGTCGATGTGGAGAGTGATGGACCAATTTCAGGTAAATATTCAATGGTGTGTTTTGCAGCAGTAAAAGTTGTTACTAATATTGTTGACACATTTTTTGGAAAAACAAAACCTATTTCTAAAATTTGGTTACCTGAGTCATTAGCTATAAGTGGTGTTACAAGAGAAGAACATGAAAAATATCCTGAGGTAGTAGATACTATGGATGAATTTTATAAGTGGATCCAGAAGACTTCCATCGGTCGACCTATTTTTATTTCAGATAATAATGGATATGATTTTGCATGGATAAATTATTATTTTTATATGTACGCACCCCAAGGAAATAATCCGTTCGGTTGGTCCAGTAGAAGAATAGGAGATTTATACTGTGGCTTGGTAAAAGATAGTAGAGCTAGTTGGAACCATTTAAGAAAAACTAAACATGATCACAACCCATTGCACGACGCGATCGGCAATGCAGAAGCTTTATTAGCTATGAAAGAAATGGGATTAAAAATAGATTTTAAATAATTAGGAGAATATAATATGAGTCTTATAATATTAACAGATGATGAAGTTAAAGTCATTACTAAAGAAATGAATGACTGGTGGAATAACCTTTCTTGGGGTAATAAAAGTAACATCCATCGTACATTTAGTAGTTTAATTAAACAGGCGCAATGTGAACATAAGAATACTCACATAGGAAAAGATAAATCTGTATATTGTTTAGATTGTTCATATATCCTAGGTGAAATAAAATAGTAAAAAAGAAATTATTTCTATATATATTATTATAGCGGATAGTCCTCGCTATGTCTGAGGCTTCTTTGAAGATCAGAATACATTGTGGACTACAAATCACAATAAATAAAGGAGAAAAGCTATGAACAGCTTAATTAGAACAAACCCCAGTATTCCATCCAACTTTATCTCAAATTTTCTAGATGATGATTTCTTTATGCCTATGTCAAAGGTAATAGATGAATTTTTTAGAAAAGATGCAACATTTAGGGATATATTTGAACCCGAAATCTTCACAAAATCTAGTTATCCAAAAGCAGATGTACTAGAAACTAAAAATGAGATAACAATTATCTGTGAAATCCCAGGCCTTAAAAAAGATGATATAGAGATAAGCCTAAAGGAAAAAACAGATGTTGAAGGTTACTCAATCGTTGAGGTATCTGGAAACAAGCAACAGATAAAAGAAAAGGAAGATACAAGATACTTATATAGAGAATTAAAACATTCTCAGTTTTGTAGACCATTTTATATCAAGACAGATATTTCTGATTTTGAAACCACGTCTATAACATTTGAGGATTCTATTCTTAAGATTGTTATTCCTAAAAAACCAGAACAACCTAAGATTGAATCTAATACAACAAAGTTACGAATAAAATAATTGAATCAAATAAATAAAATCTCTATTGGAGATAAAAGTTATAGTATTCAAAGGGTTATAGTAAATGATGATAAATTTAGCCCTCCAAATAAGGGCTATTCTTATTTTTGTAAGGTATGGGGATATGATATTACAATAAAAGATAATCAAAATAATATACTTTTTTGTAATGAAATCACAGATGCTACTATAATCCCAGATGAGAATTCAGAATAAAAGGAAATCTGTCTATATTTATTTAAAATTACTTATAACAAAAAGGAGAAAATCATGCTTAAAATTATATTTTCATTGATAGCATTAGGTTTAGGAGCTGTTTTCGGTTTATTCTTTCGTGGTTCAGGATTAGAAATTGCAGTGGTTACTATTGCATCTTCAATCGCAGGAGCCTATGGAGTAACTAATTGGAGAAAAACCTATGATCTGGCAAAAGAATGGTTTAAATCAAAAACAATCATTGGTGCATTATCAGTAGCAGTACCAATATTAGCACTCGTTGTCATCCCATTATTTGGAGTGGTATTACCTGATTATGTTGTATATCTTTTAACTGCTTTAATTATAGGGGGCGGTGGTGCAACACTTTGGGGTATATTTGGTCTTCTTAAAACAGACCCTAAATAATTTCTCACACATTGACAGAATAAACAAGTGCAGGAAATCTGTACCTAAATTTAAAATTGTATTCGGAGAAATGCTTCCAATATATATTAATGAAACAACACAAACAATAATCTCGGAGGTTATAATGTCCTACACAGAAACAATTTTAAATTTTTTAACTAAAAGTGAAAAGAAAACTGGGAAACCAGCAGTATTTGATCGTACAGTTGCTGAGAAGAAATATCCTTGGTTGTTTCCTGAAGAAATCCATGGAAACGTAATGAGAACAGCACGTAAATTAGTTGGAGAAAAAATTCTTACTAGAGTTAACAGAGGAGAATTTAAATTATCTTCAAAAGGTAGAAAATTAGCCTTTTAATATTATAGAGATAAGTTAAGTTAATATAAAATGGGTTATTCTGTAGCCCATTTTTGTTATAAAATCCTAGTTAAATTATTTGGCTGTTCATTACTAATGAATATATCTGTTCAATGCAAGTGAACAATTGAATAAAACGGTTAACGAAAGAAATTTAGTTTATATTTATTATTAATGGTATATATTCAATATACTGATTTTTACCATTTGGTAGCGGGCGTAGGCATTTCTAAAAGTTCAAAAATAATTGGTAATATTTTGATTACTTCTTCAACTTTCCTATATATTATTAGTAAACGAGACTAAATTATGATGAAATCTAGACCTGTTAAGATAAACGAATCCGTGTATATTGAGGTAAGAAATTACTGTGACATAAATGCATTAAAAATTTCTCGTTGGATTAGTAAAGTATTATTGGAGAAATTAAATGAACGAAAAAACGTGGACGAGAGAATGTCCAAATCCAAAAAACAATCCTAAATGTAAAAAGTTTTTTAGGTATGGGTCTTGTTGTATAAGTTGCCGCAGTTATGGTATACCATTATCAGAAGAAACAAAGAGAAACATATCTAAATCTCTTAAAGGTAAGAAAAAATCTGCAGAAACTAGGTTAAAAATATCTAGGGCTAAACAAAATTTATCTGAAGAAACCAAAAGAAAAATGTCTAAGGCTAAAAAAGGTAAACACCATTCTGAGGAAACCAATAAAAAAATATCTGAGGCACATAAAGATAAACATCATTCTGAGGAAACAAAAAGAAAAATGAGATTAGCTGCTATTAAACGAATAGAAGAAAACAAATTAAACGGTAACCAACTGTGTCCTGCTTATAATTCAGTTGCCTGTGAAATTATTAATTAGATTAATATGTATTATGGCTATAATTTTCAACATACAGAAAATGGTGGAGAATTTCGTATACTAGAACTAGGTTACTGGGTAGACGGTTATGATAAGATTCGAAACGTGGTAATAGAATATTATGAGAAATTACATTATGATCGTGGCAATCTAAAACAAAAAGAATTAAAAAGAGAACAAGAAATTATCAAAAAATTAAAATGTTCGCTTATCAGAATAAATGCATATAATACAAATAATTTAACTATAGAAACGGTAGGATAATTACGGTTATTTCACAGACCCCTTTACGTGTGAGTATCACAGGTGGAAGTTGTGATTTTCCACAATATTACAGGTATCATGGGCCAGCATTAATAATTTCAACGGCAATTAATAGGTACATATATGTGATTGTAAAGGAGAGATTCAACTCCGAGGTGGGTGCTTATTATGAGAAATCAGAAATAGTTGAAAGCGCATCTAAATTAAATCATGAATTAATTCGAGAGACTGCAGATTTAGTAGGTTTAACTCATGGGTTTGATGTTTCAATTATGACTGATATTCCTACAAGTGGAAGTGGATTAGGTTCTAGTTCAGCTTTAACAGTTGGATTGTTACATGCGTTTTCGGTTTATAGTGGTAGAAATGTAAGTAATCAATGGCTAGCAGAAAATGCTTGCAAAATTGAAATAGATTTATTAAAGAAACCAATAGGTAAACAAGATCAATATATAGCAGCTTATGGTGGATTCAGAGCATTTTCGTTTTTAAAAGTAGAACATGATTATGATATTGATGAGGTGGTACCGCTAAAAATAAACCTATCAAATAATTTGAAAAGAGAATTAGAATCTAATCTAATGTTATATTTTACCAATAATACTAGAAATGCTTCTGATATTTTAACAGAACAAAAAAATAATATTAAAGATAAATTGCTTGAGTTAGATAAAATAAATGATATATCTAGAAATCTATATAAAGAATTAGTAATACATTGTACCATAGATAATGTTGGTGATGCATTGTTAAATAGTTGGAATGTTAAAAAACAATTAGCATCAAATATAAATAATTCAGAAATAGAAACTATTTTAGGAAAAGCAATGAATGCTGGAGCAACAGGTGGTAAAGTGAGCGGTGCAGGTGGAGGTGGATTTGTTTTGGTTTTTTGTAAACCAGAAAGTCAGTCAGCAGTAAGAAAGACACTTAGCGATTATTATGAGTTTCCATTTAGATTTGAAGAACATGGATCGAAAATAATTTTAAATTTACCAATTCAAACTATAAAATAACAAATATAGAAGGAAGAACATAATTGATAAAAATTATATTTTGGATATTAATATTTATAAATCTAGTAACTATTATTTTATCTATAGTTAGTCCCACATTTAGAACAATTGTTTATTATATGTTTAAGAAATTGGGGATAAAATGATAGAATTTGGTTTGACAGTAATAGTGTTACAGTTATTAGTTATAATACTTATTCTTCGGAGAATAGAGGACAAATGAACTGGAAATTAATAAAAGATAAGTATCCAAAGGCATATTCCTTTTTAACAAAGAATGGTAGTTATTCTATTCATAGTAATGGATTGTTTGAGTGGGTTGAAGAATATTCTTATCTTTATCCATTAAGAGACCTCTACGATTTCTTTGATGAAAATGGTATAATAATTGGAATAGAATTTTCACCAGGTAATAAAGTTCTACCTTCTGATATTATAATATTCTATTATGATTTTTGGATAGATGGTATACCTGCATTTGAAAGTAAAGGTTATTTCAATGCTCGGATCGAAGCAGAAGAAGCAGCATTTTTAAAAGGATTTGAGGTCTTAGAAAATAAGTTGGAGAAAAATGAAAAAATTTAGAGTTTGGTGAAAAGATTTTAGTGAATGGGAAAAAATTATATTTTATTAGGCCAAAATGGAAATATATTCCTTTTGGGTAAAAATAAATTATTGGTACCACTTAAACCAAAACATAATTATAGTTTTAGAATTATGGAAGACGAAACAAAACCTAATGAATTACATTTCAGTAGTTACCAAACTAAACTGAGAGAAGTATTTAACTCTTTGATTGTAAGTAATATTGATAACTTGGTAGAGGTCATCTGGGATGCTTATATTATGAATAAGAACATATTTATATGTGGTAATGGTGGGTCTTCTTCGAACGCAAGTCATTTTGCACAAGATTTAATTAAAGGTACCACTCCAACATATCATGGTTTAAGAGATTATGATAATAAATCCATTAGAGCAATATCCTTGTGTGATAATATTTCATTCATTACGGCAACTTCAAACGATGATGGGTATGAATATATATTTGTTAACCAGTTAAAGGTGTTCGCAAACCCATTTGAAGATGTTCTTATTGCAATATCAGGAAGTGGTAACTCCTCTAATATATTAAAAGCAGTTCAGTGGGCAACACAGAGTAGAATTAAAGTAATAGGTATTACTGGATTCGATGGTGGTGAATTAAAGAAGAAAGCTGAATTTAATGTACATGTTCCATTAGATGATATGTGTATGACAGAAGCAATTCATTCTATTATATTCCATTATGTGGTAGAAAAAATAAAAGAAAAACGAATTAAACAATCACTCATGAGTGAATAAAGATGGATTTGAATCGGATACTTTTTCTTTTAAAGGATAAATATCCTAGGTATGATATTTTGTTTAGGAAAACTAAACAAGATCTTATAGGGTTATTTGTAGAGGAAAAGAAGTTATTTGAATTCAATCCAGAATTAATAACAGGTGACTTATCTTTCTTAGAATCAAATCCTGATTATGAGAAAATAATATTTAAAGTATTTGATGATAAAGTTATTCCATTTGATAAAGTTAGATCACGTGGAATAAGAAGAGGTTTAGGTTCAAAAGGACTATCCCTACAACAAGTTCAAGATGCTGTACATAATACTAAATCAAATGATGCAGCAGCAAGGTGGGCAAGGGTTGGCTATAGAACATGGAAAAAATATTCATCTAGATATTTTCATGAAGATGGTAGATCATATTTTGAAGAGCATTTAAATATAAGAGGTTTAGGAGTCAGTAGACCAAAGGGATTCATACAGTTGGGTCCTGAAAAAGTATTTAGTTCTAGTGCATTAAAGTTTCCTGAATGGAAATTTAGAAGACGTTTAATAAAATATGGGTATATGATTGAAAAATGTTATTTATGTGGATTATCAGAGCATAGGTTTGGAGATGAAAGAATGCCATTATTATTAGATTATTTAGATGGTAATAAACAAAATCGAGTACCTGAAAATTTAAGATTGTTATGTTATAATTGCTATTTCTATAATGTTGGTGATTTATTCTGGAAAACACCAAATAGTCCATCTAGTAAAAAATTAGAGAAACAGCTTAAGCAGCTAAATTGTATTGGAATATCCAAATAAAATCTAAAGGGAAAATATATGTCGTGTGGAGTTTATATTAGAAAACCATTTTCAGAAAAAACTATACAGAAAATGTCTGAGTCGAAGAAGGGTAAAAATCATCCAAACTTTGGCAAACATTTATCAGAGGAAACTAAGAAAAAATTATCTGAGGCACGAAAAGGTAAACGCTTATCAGAAGAAACAAAACAAAAAATGAGACTATCAGCTATTAAAAGAATAGAACAAAACAACCTAGATGGTAACCAACTGTGTCCTGCTTATAATCCGAAATCAATTCCTATCATAGAAGAATATGGTAAAGCTAATGGTTATTCATTCCAATATGCAGAGAATGGTGGAGAGCATTTTATAAAAGACTTAGGTTACTGGGTAGATGTGTATGATAAGACTAAAAACGTTGTTGTAGAATATTATGAAAGAGCTCATAAAAATAAAGTTGATAGAGATGAAATAAGAAAACAAGAAATAATAAATCATTTAAATTGTGAATTTATAGAAATTAGAGAATAAAAATAAAAAAATTCATATTTATATAAATAATGGATCTAACAAATTAAAAAGAGAATAAATAAACTCTATATATATTAAATATATTAGGAGAATAATTATGACTACATCTCAGATGTTCCAAGAAACGGTTACTAATGTGCGTACCCGATATTATCTATCTACGCCCATATTCTGGCGAAAATTAGGAGATGGTTTGTTAGGTGTATCTACTTTTTTAACAGGTGCAGCTATTTTGAGTGATTACAAGTGGGCTGCAATTGCATGCCTTGCAGTAGGAACTATTGGAAAATTTTTAACCAATTTCTTTAAAGAAGAAAATGATAAGAACGATGCTAAATGATAATATATAAAACTACAAATACTGTAAATAATAAAATTTATATAGGTAAAGATTCTTATAACAATCCAAAATATATAGGATCAGGAAAATTGTTATGGAAAGCTATAAACAAATATGGGAAAAAAGCTTTCATAAAAGAAATTATAGAAAGATGTTCTACTCAAACAGAATTAAATGAAAAAGAAATATATTGGATTGATCATTATGATTCTACAAACCGTTCTCTAGGATATAATATAAGTTTAGGTGGAAGAGGAGGTAACTATGGAGTAAAATTCTCAGAGAAAACAAAGAAAAAAATGTCAAACTCACAGAAAGGCAAACACAGTAAACAATTTTCAGAAGAACATAAACAAAATATATCGAACTCTCTTAAAGGAAAAATTGGTGCATGCAAGGGAAAAAGTTTAAAACCATTAACAGAACAGCATAAGCAAAATATATCAAATGCCCTAAAAGGTAAAACATGGGAAGACAAATATGGTAAAGAAAGATCATTGGAGCTTAAAGAAAATTTATCTAAAATTAGAACAAATATAAAATATTCTGAAGAAGCTAGAAAAAATATGTCTATTGGTCATACTGGAAAAAAGTTTAGCTCTGATACAAAATATAAAATGAGGATTGCAAAACTAAATGTACCAAAGTCTGAAGAAGCTAAATATAATATGAGGAAACGATGGGCTAATTTAGAAGAAAGAGAAAAACAGTCTGATAGAATAAAACTATCGTGGGAGAAAAGACATAATGTCCATTAGAATAAATATTAAAATCGGAGATATTATACTGACAGGCAAATGGAGAAACAAAAAAACTGAAATCAAATCAATCGACTATGATTCGACAGGGATCCCGTTAGTTAATGGTAAATCAATTGTTAATTTCAAATTTCCAAAAAAAGAAACAAAAACAGAGACAATTATAAAACTTAAAAATTTGTTGCATTAAATCTTTAAAAAGAAAAATGGGTAAAAAAACCACAAGAGAACTTCTAGGACCATTTACATCTGATTATTTTGTTGACCTGAGAAGTAAATATCTTGGTCATGAATCACCTAATAAAATTTTATTAAATATAGAACAACATGACAAACGAAGGTATTCTTTATACAAAAATGATTTAGTTATCCTTAAACTATTCGAACATATTGGTATATATAATAAGTATGCCGTAGATATTGGTTGTGGCATCAATGACTCAGGTGATTCTAATACCTATTTATTTGAATATGAGCATGGGTTTAAGAGGACTATAATAGATAAAAAACTTAACGATTTTATTTCAAGAGAAAATGCGGTTACTTTATTAGAAAAATATAATACACCAAAAGAATTTGATGTGCTTTCTATTGATATAGATGGTGTTAATTTTTATATTTTAAATGAAATATTAAAAAATGGTTATAAACCCAACATTGTTACATTAGAAATAAATTCTCATCTTCCACCTGATAAGGATATGATTATAGACTATGATCCTAAATTTGCATTCTTTGGTTATTTATATTACGGCGCAAACGTTTTAGCATATACCAGATTAATGAATTATTTTGATTATTCACTAATTCACGTTTGTACATCAAACGGCATATATTTACAGAATCGTTTTATTAAAGAAGTTGATGATTTACCAATAGAAAAAGACTTAATAAACAATCCAGAAGCACATTTTATTATACCTGATAGAACCTGGTATAACCCATGTGTTGAAGATAGAGTGTGGTTAGAAAGTAAAGATATTATAGACAATTAAACATTGGAGAAATTAAATGGCAGACGACATAGGAACAGAATTAAAGAAACCTATATTGACAGAGGATTCTAAAACTATGTTAACAGAAAGTGTTACATTTGCAGATGAATTAGTAGGTTTAATAGCTAAATATAAAATAGATATTAAAATAGGTATACCAAATTTTATATTAACTAATCATCTAGTTTCATACTTAAGTAATTTACAAGAGACTATGTTTTTGATAAAACAGTATAATAAATTTCCTAAACCTAAACCAGATGCTTCCGTTTAGAATTTCTTACCAAAACACTAAATTATAAAGGAAAACTGTTGACTTTGTAGCTAAAATTGGTTATATTTATTTATCATAAAATATAAGAAAAATAATGAATAGATATGAATTTACATATTACGGCTTTATCCCGATTTATAATGATTTTGATCAAGAATGGGTAATTATTGAGGCCAATTCAGAATTTGAAGCAAGAGTAAAACTCAAAAAACGAAAAATTATAGCTTCTGAAATTCCCACTTTAGTATCAATAAATGGAAAAAAAATTAAAACTATAGAATCTGAGAGTTTACTCAAGGATTAAAAATGAATAAATTTAAAGAATTTAAAAACTATGTTCCTGTAAAATCTAATATAGATATGGAAATAAAGCATATTTATCGTGATGCAGTCGAACTCAGGAAACTCGTAAATAGTGAATCTGATGCTGAATTCTTTTGGTATGGTTTAATAGAAAGATTGTCATTTTATACAAAAACAGATAGTTTATGTATTGAGGTAAAAGAAACTATAAATTTGGCTGCTGAAACATTTGATAAGATAACTTCTGAGCTTACTGCCAAAGGAAAGCTATCAAATGGATATATAGATGAATTGATTGTGAGATATTTCTTTTTGAGGTCTTCTGATAAAGCATTAAAATATATTAAAACTAATTTTAACAAATTACAAAATAATTATATAATAACGTACTTAGAAGTTACAAATAATGAACAAAAATGATAAAACATTGATAGAATGTACAGCGATGTTGGAAATAATAGGAGAAGAAGAAAAGGTTATGAGTAAAGCTCTTGAAACTCATAAAAAATTTGATAAAGTTCTATATGCTCTCTTGAATTACAGGGATAAGAAATTAGCTGAGATTAAAGAAACTGTTGAAAAAATAAGAAAAGAATCAAATTTCGGTACTAAATAATGAATAAAAGAGAACAATGATCCGCACACTGCTTAGATTAACCCAAGTATTTGCGTTGATCATATTGTTGTCTATAATATACAAATGTTTAGGTGATAGTATGAGTTCAAACCAAGATTCACTCTCAAAAGAATAAACTAGTTGGATTTCTCGAGAAATCCATGAATAAGAATACCAATTTGGGAAGAATTAAAAACTTCCCAACGAGGTACTATTAAGAAAGATTAATATGAATAAATCTAATATAGATACATTATTTGATAAATATAAATCACAATATATATATTATACACCATTATTTCCAGATGGTGCAATGAATAAAGAACAATTTACTAAAGCAATAACTGAACTAATTAGCCAACTTCTTAAAGCGGAAGATGAGACTACAAATATTGACAAAATCTTAAAATTTTATAACAAAATCCTAAAATAAAAATCTAAATAGATATTGTAGAATTTCAATAGTGTATTGATATTACCTTGATATTAATATGATATTAATGTGATATCACTATGATATCATACAAGATGAAGAAATTCTACTCTAAAACGAGAACGCCTGCAGTCCTTCGCTACCAGCAGCTACCAGCAGCTGCATGAGCTAGCCTTTACTAGTTCTCTCTGAGCTAAGCAGTAAAGTTTATGCAGCCAATGGTTGTCAGCCTTAAAAATAGTTAATTGGTCATATTAAAAATTTAACAATATCAAGGAGTAACATTATATAAATGCCCATGCTGCAAAAAATGGGACAAAGCAGTACGACTTATTGCCTGCGCACCATCAAGTAAAACGAATGTAAATGTGACGCATTGAATCGCGCATAGTAATGGTTTGTCCGCCTTAATAAAATTATCAAGTATTTCTGGCGTGCCATCAAAGGAAATGAACTAAAATTTAATTAGTAATATTAATTTTATGTCATTACTTACGCTGGTACACCCGGGTATACGATTTATAATAGAACTGATTAGGTTAACCTAAGAGCGCTTAAACTAAATTTTAGACTAAATTTTAGATTAAGTTTGCATATACAGCTACTAAAATTTAGAATTGTTTCCGGTTATATTCATATTATAGTATAAAACCAACTTTGTTACCGGTTACCGCTACGAACCGCATCAAAACAATAATATGTGACATTATGTCATGCAGTATGACACCGGTCCGGACGGTCCGGACTTCCCTATAATATATGGGAATACTGTTGACTATATCGATGGAATTTTATATATGTACTTAAACTTAAAATTTTACAATAAATCTGTTGACTATATCGATGGAATTTTATATATGTACTTAAACTTAAAATTTTACAATAAATCTGTTGACTATATCGATGGAATTTCATATATTTACTTAATTTTACAATAAACCTGTAGATTAATTCATATGAAAACAACCAAAAAAGTTACTTATTTTCAAATAGACCTAATGGATCCATTAGCACGACCTAAGAAGAAATTTTGTACCCACACCGATAGGAAATTATGAACTTAAAAAATAAATTAAATAATTATTCACAAATTAAAATAAGCCGAAGATAAAAATAATTCGCTTTGATTAGCGAGCTATATTTTTGGCGGTGGTAAGGAGAAAAAATGATAGTGCCAATTTTTATGCCGATGAGACTCATTGACCCACCTAAATGCCCGAAGTGTAGAAGAGATGAAAACATAAAAAAAGTTTGCCGACACTGTGGACATGAATACAAATACGAACCGACTACTTGGTATAAAAAAATAATTTTTACTAGTGTAATAGTTTTAATTTTATGGGTGGGCATAACAATAGCCTTGTGGTTACTGGAAAATTTAGTGGGAGATAATAAAACGCTTTGGGAACAAATAAAACTGGAGTGGGAATGGATTTCATTATTGAAGTTTTGGTAGCCGCCAAATAAATATAACAACGACGTTGCCGATAAAACGCAATGGATAAAATTTATAAATTAAACATTGGAGAACAAAATGAATTACTTAAAAACAAAATTAATCGTACTAATATTAGTTGCCGTTTTGATTGGCTTGTTAGGCGGTTGCGGACAAAAAGAAAAAATTATAAAGGAAAATATAATGATTACTAAAGAACAGAAAGAATTAATGGATTCAGTCATCGAGAGGGCTAATAAAGACAAATGGAAAGATATTGTAACACCAACCCAATATTTAGAAAAGAAAGCAGAAGATGGCTCGCCAAATACACTTTGTGGCACACTTGTTATCCCTCGATATGATAAGCCGAAAATTTATTATAATGAAATTACGAAAGAATATCGGGTATATCTTCCCGCAACAATAAGCACAAAGTATATGCAAACATGGACGACAGTAAATTTATCAATGATTGGGGAAAGAAACGAAATAGTCCATAGTTTAGAAAGTGCTAATAACTTAGTTGATAAATGGTATGAAGAACAATATGCCAAATTTAAGAAAGATGAAGAATTAGAGAAAATACATGCAGCGTGGAGGGAAATACAATAGCAATCCGCCTAACATCGTTGCGGTTAAACTGCTGCGGAAATAAAAATAAAAGAGACCGTACATGACAAAAACTGAACTAAGTACAGTTAAAGTCGGGATCATACCTGCGCCCATAGTTATAAGGAAAAAAGATTTTGCCCAGAATGTAGAGAGAGATTAACAAAAGAAAAAGGTACAATTATTTGATATTTTTATGAAAAAGAAACTTATTAAAGTGAAAGTTATAACTAGTGACTACATAAAAGCGAAAAACAGAGTACTCAAAAAATACCCTAATGCAAGACCGGTATGGGTATTAATAGGATGGACTATTTGGGCTACAACTAAGAGTGGTTATAACCGTATTTCTAATGGGTGTGAAAAAGTTAAGCATGCTTGGATGCATGCTGCTAAGGAAATTTCTCTACTAAGAGAAACCTCGAGGGTATACCGTAATAAAAATAATATATAGAAAGATATAATATATAACAGCTAAAGATTTACCAATGGCTCCTAAAGGTACTCCTGTAATTGTAAAGCAGCAAGAAGCAGGAATTAATCCACAATGTAAATTTTACGCAGGAATATATGGCCAATATAATCTTGAAGTGATTTTATTTCATCAGGATGGATCGAAGAAAAGAAACCTAAAATTGTATATATATAAACCTGTATATAAGTGGCGCCGTGGTCGATTTTATGAATCTTATGACGCAGCTATAGCTACGCATGCAGGTACTCTTACTAAACTTACAGTGAAATTTGTCGAAGCAACAGATGAGACAGAGTGTACATGTATTAATGCCCTACAGTACAATGCCCATGGAATGATTAGGTGGCATGGGCATGCCGAATCTGATATTTATTATATAAGTACTAAAATTTACTAAAGTACTAAAGTTGTTAGCCGAATCTGATTAAATTTATTATATAAGTACTAAAATTTACTAAAGTACTAAAGTTGTTAGCCAGTGATCCTAATTTGAAAATAATTAATTATTCGTAATTACGAAAAGATTTTGGAACGAAAAGCCCGGCTTAGCGTACTTAGTTGTACCAGGGATCCCGGAGAAATTCTATAAATAATACTAGAGGAAACAAAATGGAATATTTAATCAAAGCATTACAAATACTTCTGAAATATGCTAATTCAAAATATATAATACACTGTGAACACAACAAATTACTTGCTGATATTAACCCAGAATTAATAAGTCTAGAAGACATAACAGAACTAGATAAGCTTGGATGTTATATTGACGAAGAACGTGAGGGATTCTCATGTTATATGTAAGCTATACTTTGACAGTTAATGGGAATTCTGTTGACTTTCACAATAAAATGTTGTATATTTACCTATAGAATTCAAGTTATATTAAAATTTAAATAATATTAAACAAAATAGAAAGAGGTTACTATAATGGCTAAAATAAAACTAGCTAAAACTGGAATTACTAAAACTGATGAACTGATCGCATTCGTTACTACTGTTGTCAATACTACTACAGGGAAGATTTCATATATTGCTAAAACGATAGATGGAACAGAGTATGATATTGCACAAAAGAAACTAAGTTATGCGTATGCTAACAAAGGAGTTGTAAGAGGGAGACCCTATGTAGTAGAAAATGCAGCAGGTGAAATCACTTACAAATGGAGAGTTGTTAAGGAGAGATTCATTAACAGGATTGACTCAACTGTAGAAGCTACTGTTAAGCCAAAAACATCGAAAACCATAAGTCAACTAGTTGCTTAATAAAACTGTGATCACAGGTTTATTAATGTCTAGATTAGACACTTTAAATATATAGTTTTTAGACAATTTAAATGTGGGAATTCTATGTACTTTCATGTTAAAATTTTGTATATTTACTTATATTAATATGTCAAAAATCAAAAAAAATACATATAAAACTGGTACATACCGAGATTACTTAGATTTTAATAAATCTTCTAAATTTTGGCTGGGTACTGATACTTATAATAATCTTCAAAGACATTATAATGGCACTAAAAATATAAATTTAGAAGAGCTCTTGAGTAAGGTCAAAATTCTTCATACTATATCTAATTTTATAAAAATAATTTCAAATAAAACTAATATTGAAGTTAATTATGAAGGTGCACAATCATCAACGGATGGTAAAAAAATTACAATATCTGCAAATGTAAAAGATTTTGATTTTGTATGTGGTCAAGCAATGCACGAAGCTGGTCATCTTTTATATAGTCAAAAGTTATTAGCTTGGTTAGAGGAATTTGTAAACAAATACGTATGTGGCTGGAAAACATCGTTCCCTGCAATTCCAGTTGATACCCTAATTAATTCAATTTTTGATCGGTTTGAAACTAGACAACTTAACAATAGAACGGCTAATTCTATGTTAAAAACTTTTATAATATTTAAGGATATTCTTAACTTTGTAGAAGATAGAAGAATCGATTCTTTAGTTATATCAAAATATCCTGGTTACAAAGGTTATTATGATACAATTACAGTTGAGGGTTTATGGAACCCAAACATAAAAGCTGAACTTTTAAAGTTAAAAGGACAAGAGACGTGGGGAGGATATATTAGTCATCTATTTTCTTTATTGGACGAAAATCCTGATCTGGACGCTCTAAAAGGTTTAAGAAAGATATCTAATATTTTAGATATTAAAAACATTAATAATGTTACAAATGTAAATAAAGTTTTGGCAATTGCAGTTGCAATCTTTAAAGAAATTGAGAAAAATGTAGAAGAAGATAAAACTAAATCTGAATCTACTAAAGATGAAGATACTAATAGATATGATGAAAAAAATGACCCAAATATAGTTGACAAAGAACTTAGTAAAAATATTAAAAAAGCAATTAATATTATAAATGGTGAATCAAAAAAAGAGAAACTCACATTTGAGGAACAAAGTGTTTATCAACTATTAAATAATAAAACTGGTGACTATTATTTGAGAAGTATTTCGGCTCTGGGTAAAAAGTTTGAGGTAGTAGTTATTGAAAGAATGACCGAAAATATTAAAAATATTTTTCCTGGTGTTTTTGTTGATTTATTTGAACTTAAAAGCACTAACTCAAACAGAAAGGCAATTGAATCTGGAATAAATAAAGGCAAATCGTTAGCTAATAAATTAATGTTAACAAACGATGACAAAATGGGTTACACGCCTCGTAAAAAATCAGGTTATATTGATACTCGAATTTTATCAGAAATTCCCTCTGGAAATGTAAAAATCTTTAAAAGAAAATTCGTAGATATTCAAGAAAAAACTTACTTGCATATAACTTTAGATAGTTCAGGTTCAATGTTTGGAAGCAAATGGTGCAATGCACTCGAAATGGCTGCAATGTTTGCTTCAGCATCAAAATTATTAAAAAACTTAGAAGTTGAAATTACTTGTAGATCTACAATGAGTTTACCTATTATATTTAATAGAACAATTTACATTCTTAAAATGTTCGATTCTGCAATTCATGATCTAGCATATTTAAGAAAGTGGTGGCCAATCATAAAAGTAAATGGCTATACTCCTGAAGGTTTAGCCTTTGACACAACAGCAGACATTATTAAAAAACGAGCAAAAGACAAAAACAAACTTTTTGTGAACATAAGTGATGGTTGTCCTGGTTGTGATGGTTATAGTGGAAATGAAGCAATTGATCATACTAAAAAAGTTATAGATGGTTTAAGACAAGATGGTTTTATTATTTGTTCATATTTAATAGATGTATTTTCAAGTTCAAGTGTAAAAGTCCAATTTGAAAGAATGTATGGGAAGAAAGATAGTCATAAAGTTACTCAAGTGGATCCATTAAAAATTGCACATACAATTAATCCATATTTAATAATGTAGGAGTTATTATAGTTAAAATTAGAAAACAGATAAAAATGTGTCATATTGGAAATGGACTGCATATTTAGGTAAAATTAATGCAACCGGACACAGTGAAACTACTGTAGAGTTACATCTATTAAGAGAGTTGGTTTATGGTGATGAAAATAAAGAGTCGATAATAGTTAAGTCTATATCTGAGTAAGTGTATACAAAAATAGGCATTTTAAAATTTATTAAATGTGGGAATTCTATGTACTTTCATGTTAAAATTTTGTATATTTACTATGTAATTAAATTTAACAAATCAAATAATTAAGGTTAATATGTCGGCAAACATGAGTACTCATGATTTAGTTTATTGGGTCGATCCATTATTAAAAGATGCCATAAATATTGAAACCGGTATCGTTTCTAATCACAGTCGGCAGGATGCTACAAGTCCAAGATGGAATTTAAGATATAAAGCTGTTAAGAATGGTTGGTGGATTAGAGCTACCATGTTCAAAAAAGGAAAATCAATTGGTAAAATAACTCATAGATTTATAAAAGATACTCTTACATTAGAAAGAATTCTAGATAAGACATATGTTGATGCATATGATTTACCATATAAGTTACGTAAAAAATATCATGATTGTTTTCCTTCAAAACTTGGAATGACTGAGATTGAGAATCGAATTACAAGCTATATGATATTGCCACATCCTTTACCAAGTGTACAATTTGTAGATCCAGTTGTTTCAGAATCTGAAAAACCTAAGAGTTGGGGTACCAGAGATTTTACTCAAGAAAATAAGTTTGGTTCAAAATCAACAAAAGAACTTTTAGTTCCAAACAATTTTCCAACTAACGTTCCAGATGAAAATTCTTCGGAGGAAGACTTAATTAAGTTTATTTCCAAATCATATAAATATAAAGCTCCATTCTTTAAAATATCTGAGCTTAAGTGGAAAATTTTAGTAAGATCTGTTTTGAGGGGTCAAAACACAATTATTACTGGTGATAAGGGTTCCGGAAAAACGATAGCAGCATTTGCAATTGCAAACTCTTTGAGCCGAAGAATTGAAGTTTTTAATTTTGGTAACATGCAAGATGCACAAACTGCTCTTATTGGAAAGACATTTTTTGATACTACAAAGGGTACATATTTCTCAAAATCTCCATTTGTAGACGCAATCACTACTCCAAACACAATAATTCTTTTAGATGAGTTTTCTAGATCAAGTGATGATGGTTATAACATTATGTTTCCAGTTCTTGATTTAAATCAAAGATGTTTACGTCTAACCGATGAAGTTAATTCTCCAAAAGTTAAAGTAGCTCCAGGAGTATGTTTTATTGCAACTGCAAATATTGGTAGAGGCTATTCAGCAACACGCCACATTGATGATGCAATTATGGATAGATTCACTACAAAAATTGAGGTTGATAGATTGAGTGTAGATGAAAGAGTTTCAATTATTAGAACTGTATTTCCAGTTCTTACGGTTGAAGTTTCAGAATTGATTTCAAAGATAGTTGACAAACTTAATGACTTTGTTTATGGTAATGCTGGTTCGGATGCACGAGATCTTCCAAAACCAATCTCAACTAGAGCCATTATTGAATTAGCTTCTCTTGTATATGACGGTTTCAGTGTTGAAGATGCAATTGATTCTGTTATCGTCCCTGAATATTCAACAGAAGGTGGAGTTGAAAGTGATAGAACATTCGTTAAACAAACTATTCAAGGTTTTATTAATCAAGATAATAAAAACATAATTAAAATTTACGAATCACAAATTTTAGAATAATTGTTATAAATAGAGAGGTAATGTGAGAAACAAACAAGATTCCCCAACACAGAAATATATAGATGCTATAGCAGCACAAATCGAAAAAATGGATCATTATGAAATGTGCATAGCGTGGAGATTCTCACCTAGTGGTGACTATCGTTTTAGAAAAGATTTAATCACATCCTCAGGTAAAAATTTAGGTGATATATTTCATGATAGATTATTTAAACATTTTAGTGGATTTACAGTAGAGATCTCAAAAGCTATAAGTTGGCACTAATGATCAATTGTTATATTCCTTTAATAATTATAAGCTTAATAGTAATAGTTCTTTCAGGAACACTGCTTAAGTATCAGAAACGATTTTCTGAGCTTAGAAGACACACCTGGATGATAAAATTTATATTAGATAATAGTTTTAATGAGATTATTACTATAAGTAATGAAATTGATAAAATGTTAGAAATTTTTGAGGAGAAAAAGTAATATATACGAGTCATATTATAAATGTTGAATTAGTTCTTGGTCATATAGTAATGGTTACCACAAAATGTCCATTTTGTGGTAAAATTAGATCTGATGAATTTCCTGAATTTGGTTATAATAGCTATATTACAGGAGAAAATATTCAAAATGCAATGCCAGATGTATCTGTAGATCTTAGAGAAATTATCATTTCTGGTATATGTCCGAAATGTTGGGATGACACGTTTAAAGAGGAATAAAAATGAGAATTTCTCTACTAAGAGAAATTCTTAAGGTACCCTTTAAAAATAATAGTACTATTAAGGTTACTAAATAGAAATCAAAACACTATATATAAATAAAAGAAAGTTTAGTGGTTATGACCTGGACAATGAAAGAAGCTTATGAGGCTCTTAAAGATGAGGGGAGCGAAATAATATTTGAGAGAGACTGGCGAGAAAACAAAGACGAAGCAATGATTGGCAAATTTAATTAAAACAAGATACATAAAAAGAAACGCAACACTGCCTGGGTTTATTGAGTGGTTAGATAAAAAATATCCAAAGCAAGAATTTGAGTTTTGGAAAAGCAGAAGTCTACACTAATTATTAAATTGAAAATAAGTAAAGGAAGATTTTTATGGAAATTAATATTAAATTTTTAATATACTGCATTGTAATAATTGCAATTGTATTTCTAATGGTACATATTAGTGAGTGGTGGGTATTTTTTATATATGATATTAATTGTAAATCTTAGAAAATTTATAATAAAAGATTAAATTATGTATGATGTTAAACATGACTATATATTCACCACAAACCAGAAGGATTTAAATGTAAGATCTATTGGCCCTTTCTGGCAAAAGCTATGTATGCTATTAGAATATAATGTTGGGGACTGTCCTAAGGTAATATTCACATCTGATAATTCTATTTGGTCTAAATATGCAGGCGTTGAAAAGCATAGGGACACAAGTGCATTTTATGATGAAAATAAAAAAGCAATTGTATTTTGGGCAGATCATTATTATATTGATTCTAAATACTTTGATGGAAGAGATGTAATTTCCAAACAGGCTTATGAGTTTGCAAATGAATATAATTACAATTATATTATACCAATTAATTATATATACCATGAAATGATTCATCACATTCAGTTTATTTTAGGTGATTGGTTATATGATGATTTATTAGAAGCAACTGCAGAAATATTTACATACTTTTTGACTAATCAGGAATTTGATGATTATGTTGAGGAAAAAGTTTCATTTTGGTATGTAGGTAGAAAGATATTAAAATTAAAGCCATGGGAATTCTTTATATTTATTAGAGATTCTATTGTAGACAATATGTTCTATAAAGAATATTTTTATGATGATCCAAAGGTAGTGAGGTTATTAGCAGATGAGTACTCAGGTTCTATTGAGAAATTATTTTATAATATGAAGACCAAACTAGGTAAGAAAAAACACTATAGCATTATGAAACGAGACCTTAGAAAGATTTATAAACACATTTTTTATCAATAAAAAGGATTACTCCCTATATATATTTATAACAAACTCTGTTTGCCTAAGGTATTAACAATACCTATAATAAAATAGTTGGTAAGCAGTATTATATTTCACAAATATATAAGGAGAAGAACCATGTCACAGTTAAATACAAACAAATCAACATTTTCATCCTTTTTTCCAGATGTATATATCGCAACTGAAAAGGGTATCACAAAAAACAGGTTAAAAATATATCCTAACAACCAGTTATTTATAGATAATAATACAGAATTTCAATTAGAGTTTGAAAACTATAGTTCAAAAACTTTCAAGGCTTTAATTAAATTAAATAATATCTTAATATCAAATTCTGGGTTAGTACTTAGACCTGGTGAACATGTATACTTAGAAAGATATTTAGATATTGATAAAAAATTTTTATTTACTACTTATGAAGTAGATTCAAACTCATTTGCTTTAAAGGCAATAGAACATAATGGAGAAGTAGAAATAGAATTTTATCAAGAAGTGGTACCAATGACCACCTGGTCAACATCATTTGTTCCACAAAATCCACCTATACCCTATATTGATGATTATCCATATTGGAGATGGGAAACTCCACAATATACTTTATCTGGAGGTTATTCGGTACCGAAGAACAACATTATTAGACCCTGTATGAACATTCAAGAATCAAATTTTAATAAAATAGAAACAGGAAGAATAGAGCAAGGATCTAATTCAGGTCAAAATTTTAATCAAGTTGATATGAATTTCCAATTATTTGCTTCAAAGATAGTTAAATATAAAATTTTACCTTTAAGTCAACTTAAGATAGAAAAAGTCAGACAATATTGTACTGGATGTGGGTATCGAATTAGAGAAGATTCATGGAAATGGTGTCCTAAGTGTGGAACTACACTGCATTAAAATATTAAAATAAAAAGTTATTAACTACAAATAAGGAGTTACAGTGGATTACTTAATATATTTAGGTGGGGGGATTAAAGGATTATCCTATGATGAGGCAACTAAGTGGAGAGAAATATTTATAGATAAATATAAAGAAGCATCAACTTCATATACTAGATTTATAGGCTTAAGTCCACTTCGGGGAAAAGAGTTTTTAAGTGGCATAAACAAACTTAAGGATGCCCATGGGGAACATATATTAGCATCAGAAAAAGTCATAACAGAAAGAGATTTTAATGATGTTAAACGGTCAGATCTTATTATAATGAATTTTCTGAAAGCTACTTCTATATCTAGAGGAAGCTTATTAGAAATTGGAGCAGCAAAAGTTTTAAATATACCTTTAATAACTGTAATGGAAGAAGATAATATTCATCAACATTCTATGGTCAGAGAAAGTTCAATAATTGTTTGTGACGATATAGATGATGCCTTCGACTATTCTTTACAAATCTTGGGTACCACTAAATAAATTAATAAAATTAGACTAGAGGTTACATATTACATATTACATGTCACGTCCAATATACCAAATTGCAGAAGAAATTAAAAAGGATGACCCCTTCATGGGTTCTGGAACAACCGCACTGGCATGCTTATTAAGTAACAGAAATTTTATAGGATATGAATTAGATAAGGTTAACTTTGAAATAGCAGAGAGACGAATTAAAGAGTTCGATATTAAAAAATTTCCAGGATATAACTATGAGACAGATGTCAAGTTGGTTGGAGATATTAACAATGGTAAAATTAAAAACAAGAAAGATGTAGCTCATATTACTAATAATGTTGCATTTAACTCACCAAATGATAAAGTAAACCATAAATTCTTTTAAAAAATAAAAAACTTCATATTTATATAAATAAAGGACACATATATGAGATACAAAAACAAAGTTACAGAATATGTAAGCAATATCACTAACATGCTACAATTAATTAAAAGAGGATTACAAGGAAACAAAATAACAGCAGCAGAGGTGGTGGCTAATTTAAATAGTATACTTGCTACACTAGACGATGTTTCGAATCTTTTGGACAAAGAAATCGAGAGCCTAAACTAGAATTAATTGGAGAAAATTATTGGCATTCGAATTTAAACCGTTCCTATTTTTCACCATAATATCAGCAATTGTGATTGCAAGTATAGCGGCATTATTTTCAGTGACTGGCAT